GAGAGGTATCATCTGTGGGGATACTAGTTGGCCGATCTCCTCTGCTCAGCTTGAGCAGTGGGGCAGTGATCTTGGTGAAGATCTCGGTCTTGATGACCACGGTATGGAACGACTGACACAAGGCAAGAACCCTATCAGGTTCCTTGAGAGTGGTGGTGATTGGCTTCTCTTCTGTGAGGCCAAGAAGTACCTTCAAGCAAAGAGGACGGGACGCACCGATGCGTTCTGTTACATCGATGCTGCTGCGTCAGGTATTACCCTGAAGGAGCTGTCTACCGGCTTCCCCAACGCAGTTCTCAATGCTGACAGTCGTCATCCAGATTGGAATCACCCTTATGCTCGCTACTCCGCTGATCTCTTGGCACGCCATGAGATCAAGCAGGCTATCCGTGGGTATGCTGGTATTCCACTCCCGGTTCTCATCGAACAGGTTCGACAAGCGATGAAGCCGGGTATTGTCGCTGGTGGCTACGGAGCCAGCGGTAACAGGATGGCGATGAGTGTACTCGGAAACCCTGTCGATGACGAGTGTCCTGCTACCCCTGAAGAAGTGACTCTGGCTTTGCCTGAGCCATTCAATCGGTGGGTTCCGAAGGATCCTAAGAAAGACTGGGTGGAACAGTTCAGGAAAGACTTCAGAAAGCCCTTCAAGGCTTCGATGAATAAAGTCTTCCCAGCAGATACGAAGCTGAGTAACCATCTCCAGAAATTCTGGACTGGTCATGTTGGCAAGGACTACCTGTCCGACCCACCTGCATGGGTGATTGATGGTTTCGTGCATCAACCCAAGAGGATTCGTCGTAACCGTGATGAGCATACTGCTCTTCACTACCCCTGTCCCATCACTGGGAAGACTACGACGATCCAACGGAACGTGCTCGAGATTAACCGGGGAACAGAACTGCTCCCCAACCTTACCCACGCTATGGATGCGTTGATCATGCAGATCTGCGTACTCCTGATGAAGATGGAAGGCATTCCTGTGATTGCCATTCATGACTCCGTGGGCGTTCCTTACCCATTCCTGAGGCGAGCTAACCAGCTCTACGTCGAGGCCGTCAACTATGTGATGTCCTTGAACGTCTGGGCTCAGTTCGGATTCAAGGGCTACGGCCCTATCCCAGTGCTCGATCCTGACACTGGCCTCCTGCGTCGTTGATTTGTTTGTTACCTCTAACGGAGGGGCTGGCGTAAAGCCTGCCCCTCCTTTCACCGAGAGTCAGGTGACTCTCACACTTGGGGAATGTGTTTATTCCCTGTTACCTCTTTTAAGGAGACTCCAAATGGCAGAGTCTTTCTCAGTTGTCCAAGGCAGTGTGAACTGCGGACATGTCGTGACGTTGGAAAAGAACGTGCTGACAGCTACGATGTCTGGAATCGAGTACTTGATTCTTCGGATCAAGAACACGAAGACTGGCATGTACAGCCTTCGGTACTTCCCACACCGAGACCGTGACGACTTCTTCGACAAGGGTATGTGGTTCAACCCACGTATGCATGCTCGGGAAGTTAAGATCAGGCTCGGTCACTTCTCCGATGTCCAAGCCCTTCCATTTGATCGGCTGAACCCGATGCATCTGGCACGTAACTGGGCTAACATGTATGTCCTCGGCGGACCAGAGACTCCTATCTTCCGGGGTGATGACTCCGGCAAGTACTTCCAAGTGCTTGAGCTGTGGGTTCCAGCAACAGGCTGGATCTTCAAGTGGGAGACACCGAAGTCGGAGACACTGGAACATCTGGCTGAAAAGACACGGAACAGATTCCGTGTTCACTTCAACGGGTGCTTCTACCGCTTCAATGACACGGACTCGGAATGCCCTCACAAGGGCAAGGTTCCTTGGCATCTCGCCGAGGGATACTCCGCGTCCCTGCATGAGACGGATCCTTCCGATCCCGGTCCTCTCACTGATGCCGAAGACCCAGACGACGAAGGAATGAAGGAGGCACTCTTCAGCTGATCCTTCGCCCCGGTCCTTGTGCCGTAAAGGCACAGGGACTCTTTATATGCTGGCCGCATGGCCCACCAACGACTTAACTCGTTGACGGGTGGCAATTATTTCGGGGCTGCCGCCCTATATATGATGTATGTAGTATACCTAGTCATCTACCATATGTAGTATGACGGTATAGTTGGGTTTATAGATATATCCCACCATAGTCTTCCTTAGTCTGTATCCTCTATAGTCTGTCTAACTTGGGGGTATGGATTTAGGATTTAATCATGATGATTTATAACCAGACTTAAAGACTTATGTCAGACCAGAGGGGGCTACCGCCCCTGTCGAGCCATCGGATGCTCGGGCTGCCGCCCTCGCTCCAATGGAGGGCAGCCGATTCGAACGGCTAACTGGAGGTACGTATGGCGAAATCCACGCCGCCTATCGTGATCGACTGCTCTGAGATCCCTCAGGGTGGGAAGATCAAGGTCCGGAAGGTGACCTCAGCGTCTATCCGCAAGCGGTTCCTTGCAGAGGGGAAGGAAATTCTCCGTCGAAAGGGAACCGAGATGCAGTATAGCGATGAGGCCGTCGACCGATTCATCGTACGGGCTAAGGAAGCGGGAGTTTCCTTCTCGGATACTAAGGTATTCCGTGCATAGACCCGTCTGCTCTTTTCCAAGCCCCTGAACAGAGGGTGCTACCCCGGTCCCTTATGTAGGACGGGGACACCCCTGTTCGTACTGGGCACACGCATGGTGTGTGCCTAGTACGAACAGACACTGATGGCTCTAGATTGAGCAATCAAAACTTCCGTAGTTGAGCGGCTCTCACTGAGAGTAGGAAAATGCTCTGGGATCTACGGCATAGACTGACAAATCCCGGGCAGTTAAAGATCTGCCTAAGCAAACTTGGTGGTAGATTGAAACCACCCACCCCCGTGAGCTTCGTTGATGTAGCTTCATGTCGTAGCGGGATCAGGTGAAGTAGACATGAGATAAGCATCGACCGTGAGTATGTCTGGGAGACGCAGGTGCAAGTCCTGACTGCGATGTATAGCAGTCCTGTCGGATCCAACGGGCCTGTCCCTGACTGGGGCAGTAGTAGAAGAATAGTATCTACACCCAGACCTCTACTCCACCTGATTGTCCCTACTGAGGTATCAGGGCTACGCATTCGTCTACGTGTGGATCGCTTCCACCAATGCGTAGTTGTGACTGAATATACCTTGGACTACTAGGGGGTAAAGGTGTTGTGAAGCAACGTGAGCACCCAGCTAGGGCGGAACAATGCGGATCAGCTGTCAGACGGCAGGTTGAAACCAACTTACTAGCAGGCATAGCCTGTCGTTATGGCATGTAGGAATAGTTTGCCTACCAACCTTGGCTCTGGTATCTCAGTAGTTACACTCAGGAGAACTAAAATGACAGAAGATATGACAATGTACTATGAATTCCTTGACAACCTCAGGGAAAGCGGGTATACTAACATGTTCGGAGCTGGTCCCTACCTCATGGACAACTTCGGAATCACCAAGTATGAGGCCAACCGCATCCTGACATCATGGATGCAGACCTATGGAGAACGTCATGGGTAACTCAAGTGCGGCACGCAAGTCCCGCCGTCAGGCCAGCTGGCAGAGATGCCACGGCCCCAATGGAAAGAAAGATATGAGGGTATTCAAATCCTCGAATGGTAAGTTCGGCAGCGTAGCCGAGCTTGAGGCACATCGTATTTCCAAAGAGAAGGAAGTGCCTCGAAAAGAAAAATCCTTCGCTCAACTTTGTAAAGGAAGCTGACATGGGTATGGACGTATATGGAATTGAACCCCGCAATGCTGACGGGCAATACTTCCGGGCCAACTGCTGGTCTTGGAGGCCCATCTGTGTGGCACTGGAAAAGAGTGGTGCTATTGACCACATCCCCGCACACCAACAGCAACTGATTGCTGAGAACTCTGGTGGCGGAGCCCGCAGCCGAACCGCCTGCCTGCTCATGGCCCGTGATCTGGACAGCTGGATCAAGGAAGCCAAGCACGCTAGAGGCAAGCCGGTAAGATACTCACCCACTGAGCTGGATGATATCTGTCGCATCGCACAAGAACCCTCTGAACACGGAGGCTATGCCTTTGTTGAGGAAGAGGATTGGGATAATGTCCCCACACAATCTGCATATCAGGTTGAATGGGAACACCTCGAAGAGTTTGTTACCTTCCTCCGTAACTGCGGGGATGGCTTCGAGGTCTGGTAAACTAGTTAGACAATCCTAGACTGTGGGTAAGGTGTAAGAAGGCTAGGATGAGGCGGTAAGGATAGCCAAGAGTAGAAATCATCCCAACTTATGGAGAATCAAATGCTACAAGAGTTCTACAAGAACAACCCCAACCCAAATCTTTTGGGTAAAGTTACGGATCCACCCTTGACAGACCTGCAAAAATCTGTTAATGTATACGAACCTATCGAGGCGTATACAGAAAAGTGGACACACAAAGAGAACAGGAAGACTGGAGAATTCCTTGGTGCTGAACCTGTACCGGGGACACGTAAACGAAATGATTTGCCACCGCTTTACATCCAATGGAAAGAGGACTGGAAAACTCGATTGGATGCTATGAACAGACGCGGTGGTCCTAATGAGAAACAAGGACAATAAATACTTGCAAGCCTTTGCATTGCTAAGAAAGTATTCTGAGAAAAACAAATGGACCACTGATAAAAGACTGAAGTGGATATCTGATAACAACAAGAATGGTATGTTTATTTCTAAAGTAAACCAACTGATTGGAGAAATGTAATGGTACAATGTGGATATCATGCTGTATGTGGTAGCTTCAACTTCTACCTTGACAACGACAAGATTTGTGTTGATGGTAAGGGTGGTGTTGATGGTACTTGCTACTTTGAAAAGTGGACTTGGGAATGCCCCGGCCATGAGGATCATGAGCTGGATGTAGAAACACTGTGGATTGAAGGCCACGTATCTACAGCAGAGAATGACTTCGAGGATTGTCAGAGGCTTTCCCTCTGTGGTATGGAAGCGTGGAAATTCCTGACTGAGAACGGTTGGGATGAAGACGAAATCGAATGGGACGTAGATGATAGTTACGATGAGGAGTATCACGATGACTACGATTGAAGCAACCCTAGTTAAAACGAAGGTTGAAACACAAGAAAAGACACAGCGTCTGTTCAAGATGAGCAGCCCTGTATACTATGAAGATTGGGATTTCGACACGGATGATGTATCTGAAATGTCTACCGACTTCATCCTCGTATCCCGAGTTGTTGCAAGGGATCATGGAGATTGGGAAACTCTAATCTTTCCTGCCGATGAGGACGGAGAAGTACTTGATTGGATGGAACTCTGGGGTGTCCGTGGATGGGAACACATTGGAACTACCCTTAATAATTTCTTGGAGGCTAGGAATGCCACACGATTACAAGCTAGCATTGATAGCTTGGACTGATGCCGAAACATATGGCGACAGTTCTTGGATGGGCCTCGAAGAAGCCATAGAACAAGCGAACACTGCCCCACCTACCATGCGTAGCGTGGGCTGGGTTCTCTATAGAGATGAAAAGTATGTGGCTTTAACTTCTGACCTTGGGCCGGAAGAGTGTGGTCACATTACTAAGATACCTGTGTCAATGATTACTACTATGAAATGGATTGACAATGAAACCTGATTTCTTTAAAGAGATTGATATGTGGGGCAGGGCAAGTGACAACCCTGACTTTGGTATCATCCCTAATAACGATGAGTACTGGGTGGCACGCAAGCACCCACACTTTAGAGAAGAGATCTACTGGCTTGAGCGTGAGGCAGAGTTCTGGCACACACTGGCTGATAGCTTCTTCTATGGTTGTGAAAACGGTGACACTGAATGGATAGAAATGTGTATCACAAAGTATGGTTCTTATTTTCAGGAAGAAGATAACTTAGGTGTAGATTTCTACAAGGAGTATGTCGATGGGAAGAGTTAAGAGTACGGCTTACCACTGCTGGGAGCTGGCCCAAGGGGTAGAAGAACCTGATTGGGATTACATCGCAGAAGAGACTGGCCTACCTGATGGCAAGACTGCCAAGGAATGGGCAGAAGAATGGGATAAACTTGAACAACAGGAGTATTACGGTGGCAAAGAAAGTTTTTGAAGTCAGAGTTAATTATGTCGAGCTAGTCTACGGTAGCTGCTACGTCCACGTAGAGGCTGAGACTAAGGTAGAAGCAGAAGAATTGTTTGGAAGCGATCCCTACGCCTATGATTGGGATGGCTGGGAACAGCATGACTCTGAGATGCAAGGCTGGGAAATTGATGATGTAGAGTATGATGAGTTCATGACTAAGAGACTGCAAGAAAAAGAGCAGTTGGATAACATCACTAACAAAATGACCCACGAGGACATGGATGACTAAGTATGGTATCTATGTGTCTGGCCCTGACCACAAGGGCACATGGATGAGTGACTCTTGGCACAAGAGAAGCAACGGGGACTGGTATGCTAAGCCAGCCCTGTATACTACCATGACTGAGGCAAAGGCTGATGCAAGACTTTTCCAGAAGGATAGTAAGTATCAGTATGTGGCAAAAAAATACAAATAAGTCCTTGACACCCAAGGATATTTACGTTACAATACACAGGATGATAAGATGTTTAAAGCATACGTACCTGCAAAGATCAGCATACAAGCTATGGATGCACTCCTTAACAACAACTACATACAAGACTATACTGACGATGGCACTGTCTACAACAGAGGTAGCTGGATGCCGGTCGGAGATGTCTTGGAGTATCTAATACTTTCGGAGGATGTTAATGAGGAGAAAACAGAGGGACAAGAAGATCAAGTCAGATCAAGTACGTCCTAAAAAGAAAAGACAATACCCAACCCGTCAAAGAGCTAAGGATACCCTGCGTAATTGGGAATCAACGGATTGGGAAGATTTAACTAGTGATAATATAGAAGGAACTTTTGATGCACGAGATGACTCAGAATGACTCTGCTGCTTATTTCAAAACTCCCGCTTGGCATGGCCTCGGCAATGTCATTGAAGACCCAATTGATATTTGGGATGGGATGTATCAGGCCGGTCTCAACTGGACTGTCCGCAAAGAAGAAGGTATTACTGTAGGTAATCCTTACTCAGGTCAGGTGTACTCACCCGACTACCATGCTATTGTTCGTGATGATACTAAGACTGTACTTGGTGTCGTCAGTAAACAATACAAGATCATTCAGAACGAAGAGATCTTCCGGCTCGCTGAATGCTTTGGCTCTGATGCCAAGGTAGAAAGTGCTGGCTCTATTCAGGATGGTCGCAAGCTGTACCTGTTGCTGCGAGGCACGCCCTTCGAGGCTGTGCAAGGTGACACCGTACAACGATACATGGCTTTGATGTGGGGCCACGACGGTACGCTGTCTGGTCACATGTTCCCAACGTCTGTTCGTGTTGTGTGTAAGAACACTATGGACATGGCACTGGGAGAGTCAGGTAGGAAGGTTGTGATCAAGCACTCAGGAGACATCTACGAGAAGCTTGAGTTCGCTAGAGATGCAATCGCTAGGTTCAAGCAGACGGGTAACCTGTTTGCTCAGACCACACAGGATCTCGCTAGAGTTCCTACTGACACTGCTACTATTAATAAGTTCTTCTGGAACATCTTCGAGAGTATGCACGGAGCAATCCCTGTTAATCCTACGAATGAGAAGGAAGAAACACAGAAGGTAAAAGCTGTAACTACTATGTCCAAGTGGGTAGAAACCCTTGAGGAAGAAGCCAAGGACTTTGGCGTAAACCTTTGGATTGCAGCAAACGCCGTGACGAATGACATCCAACACACAGCTGGATCCCGTGGACGCAAGAAGACCCCCGCTTCTGCTGCATACGGTAACCTCGCTGGTAAGGGTGCTAAGGATTCGTCCAAGGTGCTTGCCGCAGCTATTCAAATGGCGAAGTAAACAACAGCTAATCGAACGGGGGGTGGGACGCTGAGCTGCTCCCACCCCCTTAGTAGATAAAGGAGGAACTATGGCTAAGAAGAAACCCAGCCTATCTATTGACGGACATGATCAAGGATACGGCGGAACTTTTAACGCACACAAACATTGGAAGAAACTCCGAGAGAAACATAGACGCGATGATGCACACCGAGCAAGAGGTGGCAGTAGAATATGGAAGCCTGAAGTATATAGATCAAAGGGTGCTGGTAAGGGTGATCAGGAACGTCAATCACAAGTACCAAAAGAACTGTACGATTTAAACTTTGACCTTGCCTTTGGTAATATTACAAAGGAAGAGTACGAAATAAAACTAAAGGAACTCACTAGTGAAGACTTGGAATAGTTTATCTGACCAGCAGCAGCTGGCCCGAAGAGAAACACAATACGACTACGAACGTCAGATGTTAGACTACGGGCGTGAGCGTTACTGGAAAGATTACAACCGAGCACCAGACGAGGGCATACCTGAACAGGAGCTAATCGATTCTTCTGTTGTTGAACTTGAATCTGTGTACCAAGAGTGGATTGATAATGTGTGTCAGTCTACCAAGTCACCGCAGTGGTTGTATCCTTTGCTTGAGCTAGGTGCTCGCAAGATGGCGGACATAACCATGCGTGCTGTCGTTCGCAGCTGGTTCTCTAGTGGATTCTGGGGATACAGGTGGAACGAAGAACAACACACCCCACCGCTCGCTCAGTCTGTTGCTACTCAGATAGCACAAGATGCTTGTGACATCATGGGATTCCAACGTGCTAAAGAAAACAAACGAGAAGACTGGATGCGTCAGTCCAAGTTCATAAAGAACTGGACTACCAAAAGATGTAAAGCATTTGCATTAAAGATGGGTGAGAATATTAACCTGTCTATTAAACAGAAGCATGACTTCGGACACCACATGCTACGCATTGCTGCGTGCTCTAACATTATCTTACTTAATCCTAAAACAATTAAGAAGGGTAGGATGTTTAAGAAGTACACCTTTGTAGAGATACATACAACTGTACTTAAAGAGTTACATAAACGCCATCACTTACTCGAGACATCTTCATTGGTTTACAGGCCAATGCTTGCGCCGCCTGAGCCTCATACTCTTGTTGAGTCTGGTGGCTACCAAACAATAACTATCCGTAAACCTGTAGTTCAGGGATACCGATCCAACTTCTTTGGTGAGTACCCAAAGTCACAAAAGTTTTCCGAGCCCTCTCAATTAGTTCTCGATGGGCTCAACGCAAAGATGAAAACCGAGTGGTCCATCAATGAGCAGGTGCTTGAGGTGATGGAGACCATGTTCGAAAACAACAGCGGACTCGCTAACCTACCCTATTATTCCTTTGATGAGTTCATGTTTAACGAGCCCTACCCTAAAGATGGGTCAAAAGAAGAGCAGGCTATCTGGTGCCAGAAACGTGAGGAGGCATGGGGGGAATGGTACAAGCAAGAGCAGGGCCGTGGCCGTATGCTGGTCAGGCTCAAGCTAGCCAAGGATCTAATACCTCACAAATTCTTTTACCAAGTCTACACCCTAGACTTTAGAGGTAGATCATATACAGCATGTGAACTTCTGTCCCCTCAGTCTTCTGATTTAGATAGAGGATTAATCATGTTAAGGAACGGACAGAAGCTAACTGATCGTGGCCGTTACTGGCAGATGGTTAACCTAGCTAATCTGTTTGATCAAGATAAACTTCCGTTTGATAAACGTGTTGCTTGGGTAGAAGATAATTGGTGCATGATTCAAAGGGTAGCTAGAGATCCATATAGAAACAAGGAGTGGATAGATGACGCAAAGAAAAAGAACAAATCTTTTCAGCGCCTTGCTGCTATCTTTGACATATGTAGGGACGACGGCTATAGCTATATCCCTACTAACTTAGACGGTAAGTGTAACGGAAACCAACATCTCAGTGCAATCATGGGTGACCCTGTTATTGCCAAGCTGACTGGTGTTACGCCTTCAGACAACCCTGAAGATCTGTATCAGTATGTTGCTGATGTCACTACCTTATACTGCACTGAGCATCAAGAAGAAAATGATTGGCATAAAGAATTCCTCAGTCATTGGGAGGAAGAGATTCCTCGTAAGGTAACTAAAAGATCTACTATGTGTGACGCATATGGACTTACGTTCTACGGCATACAGAAATACCTAAAGATAGAAGGACATCTTGATTGGGTTGAAAGAGAAAGAGCTGGTGGTGCTATTGTAGAATTGTCTAGAGCAATACAAGCCAGCCTCAATAGATCTTTGGTTGAACCCAACAAAGCCAAGGCTTACCTTAAAGAAGTTACAGGCAAGGCTAACGAATTAAACAAGCACCTGTCTTGGACTACACCTAGTGGCTTCAAAGTTGTACACTACTATAACCAAGTACAGACAAGAAGATCACTAGCTAAATTGTTTAACAACAAAGAGTTAACCTTCTTTGTCAGGACATCAGACGTAGACTCAAGAGGTGCAGTTCAGGCTATCTCACCCAACTATGTGCACTCACTAGATGCCGCACATATGTTTCTAACAATTAACAGAATGGCCTTGACAGGCATCGAAGATTTTTGTATGATACACGATTCATTCGGCTGTCATCCTAACCAAGTAGATGATATGCTGATAATAATCAAAGAAGAATTCCTAAGGATACACAAGGACAACCAGCTGGAGAAGTTTAAGATAGAGATAGAACGTCAGCTAGGAGTCCAGCTGCCCCCAATCCCTGAGAGGGGAGATTTAGATTTGTCAGGGGTTTTAGAATCCCAATACTTCTTCGCATAAGGAGAAAGACATGACGCATTTGATTGTAGATAGTGAAGGCGAACTTGAATTAGGAATAGGTATAGCAGTAGAGTTAGCACAAACAAGTGAAGACCCTATAGAATTAGAATTAACTTTCCCTAGTGTTGGGCTGATGAAAATCTTCTCAACTAATTTAGTAAGATCTTTTGTAAATAACAACGTACCAAAAGAGAACAAGTTACAGCTTGTCTTTAATGTACCGGAAGAGGATGATGAATACTGATCCTGAATATATTTATGTAGAGATAGAAATAGGAGACGGTATCTTAATAGATAGACCAGATGAATATGATGAAGATGGGAATTAATAGTGAAGGTGACTTAGAGCTTGGTATAAAAACCATGCTTAAGCTTGCTGCAATGGACGGCAGGAAAACTATTATGATATCCTTCCCTAGTAAAACCATGTGTGACATATTCTTTGAGAATCTTTTGTATACCTTTGAGTATATGAATATACAAGAGCCCGTAAACATAGACGCTATTCTGGTACTGCCAGAATGAGGAGTTAATAATGAGTAAAGTGTTAGTAATAGGTGACCTCCACCTACCAGCAGAACTTCCAAACTATCTTGAGTTCTGTAAGAGTGTTAAGAAGAAGTACAAAACTAATGAAGTAGTATTCATTGGTGATGTGTTTGACTTCCATGCAATCTCATTCCACCAAAAGAATCCTGAGGCTGACTCAGCTGTTGCAGAGTACCACAGATCTATGGAAAGAATGAAGGATTGGAAGAAGGCATTCCCAAATGCAAAGGTATGTATTGGAAACCACGACGAAAGAGTGCAAAGACTTTCTGCCAATGCAGGAATACCAGCCATGTATCTTAAGGATTATGCTGATGTATTCGACACACCTAATTGGGAGTGGAAATATGAGTGGGAGATAGATGATGTAGCCTATACGCACGGTACTGGTACTTCATCTGGCGTTACACCTGCGTTTAACGCAGCCAAGTGCAGAGCACAGAGCACAGTTAGTGGACACGTTCACTCTAGTGCTGGCATCAATTGGATGAGTGGCCCAAAGGGACAAAAGATTTTTGGATTTAATGTACCCTGTGGGGTTGACATGCATCACCAACTGATGTATTATAGTAAGAACTTTCTAAAGAAGCCAGTCAACGGGGCTGGCGTAGTAATTGATGGGCATCCTTATATGGAGATAATGGACTGATATGGATGAAACCAACACACAAGTTGCGGACCCGAACGCTGTTTGGATTCCGCTCGAAGAAGTAGAGAAGTTTGTTGCACACATTCGCAACATGCTTGTAATGACAATCGAAAGTATTGATGGCTCAATGGAAGCCGTAAAGAATCATGTCAACAATGAAGGAGAAAACAATGATGACAACCAAGATTAATCCCTTTACTACAGATACTGTACAAGTTAAGTGGGCTCACCTCCACGCTCCGGACGATAAGTTCGGTGCAGATTCCGCTAATCACAACATCACTATTGTTGTTGATGATGAGCTTCAGAAGAAGCTGGATCAGCTGGTTCAGGAGAACGGAGCAACCAAGGTCAACGGTCTTCGTACTGACGAAGATGGCTTGACTACACTCAAGGCAAAGTCAAAGACCTTTGTCAAGAAGGACGTTCGCGTCTTTCCTTGCCGGGATGCTGGTGCTAATCGTACCGAAGCTGTCCCGTTCGGAGGTGATGAAGTTCGTCTTCGTCTCGCTCCTGCTGTACTGACTCGTGATAACTCCATGAGTCTGTATCTCAACGGTGTTCAGATCATTACGAAGAATGCCTATGATGAGAGTGGCTTTGAAGCAACAGAAGGCTTCGACGGATCTAACTTCATTCCTCCTACTGAGAAGAACGAAGAAGCATCCGAAGATGACATGCCGTTCTGATGCCTGAATGGTTATTCCCCATTAGTCCTGTAGCTGCAAGTAGGCCCCGTGTTTCACGGCACGGGGCTTACTTCGCAGGCCCATATAAAAACTTCAGGTCTGAATGTGCGGAAGTTATTTCTATGGTTCTTGGGAATTCATTTGAACCATATGATGAACCTATCAAGGTTGATGTAGAAATATTTGTCAAGCAACCCAAGAAAACTAAACTACTCGCTCCCAAAGCAGACATAGATAACTATCTTAAAGCTATCTTTGATTGTCTTAATGGTAAGTTATGGAGGGATGATACTATTATCCACGAAGTATATGCTATTAAAAGCTGGGCCGAAAAGGGAAACGATGGTTACTTCACGGTTGGCGTTGACTGTCTAGGCCAGTAGCTCAGCGGTCAGAGCAAGCGGCTCATAATCGCTTGGTCCCCGGTTCGAATCCGGGCTGGCCTATCTGCTCCGGTAGCTCAGGGGATAGAGCAACGGCCTTCTAAGCCGTGGGTCGTAGGTTCGAATCCTACCCGGAGTGCGTTGGCTCCGTAGCCCAACGGCAGAGGCAGTGGACTTAAAATCCATACAGTGTGGGTTCGAATCCCACCGGAGCTATTAAGGAGAAAAGATGATTAAGTACTTGACAACCATGCTTATGTGTGGTACACTACACGGATGCATGAGCAGCCCGAAAATAATGAACACTTCCGCAACAGACGGAGTAATCACAAGCATGACCGCCGCAACAACAGAGGGAGATTGCTCTCCGATGTTAAGTTGGTTAGGTGGAATATGCATTCTAGCAGGGATGGCTCTGTTAGTTATTTCGCGGGGAACGATGGGTTGGAGGCCGCTTGTTGGAGGAATAGTATTCCTTCTGATTAACTATGCGATATCTCTATATGCGCATTGGTTCTTCTTACCAGTTGCAATAAGTACTGGGGCATTGAGCCTCGCTTGGGCTGGTAAGGTTGTATGGAAAATTGTCAATGATGACGATATTAAACTTAAGGAGTTTAAGGTATGATTGAATGGATGGATTCAGCTTTGGGTACTACGTTTTATAGTATTGTAGTATTCATGGCAGGTGCTATGATTGGTCCCCACCTCTGGTGCTGGGCAAAGAAGAAGTGTCCCTTTATGTGCAAGGATTGTAACTAGGAGTTGTAATGTCAAATGTAATCGACCGAGAACAGTGTCCTGTCTGCGCATCCCGTGGACAGGACACTTCTCGTGATAACCTAGCTGTATATGACGATGGTCATAAATATTGTTATTCATGTAGTCACTATGAACATGGGAAAACTAAACAAATGATTGATGAGAAACCGCAAACAACAAGTAATGGTCTTCGTTTCCTGTCGGGAAGTATCTCGGCTATCGGAGAACGCAAGATCAACGAGAAGACCGCTCGGTTCTATGATTACCAAGTGCTTTCTTCTAACGGTAAACGAGTAGAGATTGCTTCGTTCTATCGAGATGGTAGTATTGTTTCACAGAAACTGCGAGGACCGAACAAGGTATTCCAGTGGCGTGGCGAAACTTCCAAGAGTCCTCTGTGGGGACAACATAAATGGAAGAGTAGGAAAGGTAAGCGTCTTGTTATTACTGAAGGTGAGTATGATTGCATGACAGTCAGTCAGCTTCTCGATAACAAGTGGCCTGTAGTTAGCTTGCCTAACGGTGCGGCTGGTGCTGAACGTGCCATCCGTGACAACTTGGAGTTCGTCAGTAGCTATGAAGAAGTAGTTCTGATGTTCGATGAAGATGATGCTGGTCAGGATGCAGCCAAGAAGGTTGCAGAGTTGCTGCCTCCGGGCAAGTGCAAGATCGCTTCGCTGCCCTACAAGGATGCTAACGAATGCTTGCTTAAGAATGATGGCAAGTCTGTTGTGCAAGCCATGTGGGAAGCACAGCAATACTCTCCTGATGAAATTCTTCATGTATCCAAGGTAACTAATACTGAAGCAATGGATAATGTACAGGTGTATCCATTCCCATTCGACAACCTCTCAAACTTCCTGCTCGGTCAGCGTAGTGGAGAGATCACATTATGGGCTTCAGGCACAGGTAGTGGTAAGTCTACTATCTTGCGTGAGATTATCCACCACCACCTTGAAGAAGGTCGTAGTGTTGGTGCTATCATGCTTGAGGAATCACCACAAGAAACTGTCGATGATATTGTATCATTGATCCTGAACAAACCTGTTCGTGCTATCAGAGCTAAGAAGATTATGAATGATCTTCGAGTGAAGCTTGGTAAGGATCCGATTGAGATTGATGTTATTGACGACCTAACTGATGAAGAATATGCAGATGCTAGGAAACAGCTTGAGCGTTCCTCGCTGTATGTATATGATCACCTCGGTAACAATGGACTACAGAATCTATGTGCTCGTATCGAGTTCATGGCTGTATCTCTTGGTGTAGATGTTATTGTCATTGACCACATCACAGCTGCGGCTGCTGGTCTACTCACTACAGACAATGACTTCGATGGTGGATCGTCTGAGCGATTGCTGATTGACAACATTATGAAAGAACTGAGAGCATTGGTATCTCGTACTGGTGTTCGTATTGATGTTGTGTCTCAGCTCAAGAAAACCAACAAGGCTTATGAAGAAGGAGATAGGATTACCCTACAAGATCTTCGTGGCTCTGGTTCTCTTGCTTCTGTACCTAACACTGTCATTGCTCTTGAGCGTGACAGACAGAACCCCGACCCCCGAATCTCTAATACAACAACGGTTCGTGTTCTAAAGAACAGACTAACAGGCAAGTCAGGTATTGCTACATGTCTGTTCTTCGATCACGGTACTGGTCGTATGCGAGAACTTGACTTCGCCATTGATGACGAGGGCAAAGTCGTAAACGATTGGTCGCAACCGTGATCGTTGTAACTGGAGCAGGCAGGTGCGGGTCTAGCCTTATGATGCAGACCCTGCACCTGCTTGGGGTTCCTATGATTGAAGATCCAGAGAATGACAGAGGTAGAAATACTTTGATGGATGCTGATGACACCGGAAAAATTGCTGAAAAAATTATTGCTGCTAATCCTAAAGGGTATTGGGAACTCCCTATCAAAGATGTATATCATAAAATAAATCATGGGTTTGGTGAACATAACGGTAGAGCTATAAAAATAATTGGCTCTATCTTTACTGAGGTAGCACCAGCAAAGGTTGAGAAGGTTATTCTTTGCTTAAGGAAAAGTTCTTACGAACAGGCCGAAGGATTACTGAACCTAGCTAAGCTTGACTTAGAGATTAGGGATAAGAACCCCAACACCATGCCGTATATAGAATGGTTTCGTGGTAGAGATGTGAACGATGTACTAATGCTACAACGCACTCAACTAAACCACATATACAATAACGTAACAGAAAACAAAATACCTTTGTTAGAAATTATGTTTGATGATATTGTAACCAATCCCCAACCGGAGATTGAAAAGGTAGTCCGCTTCCTTGGATTGGATGTGGATATTTCAAAGGCTGTAGAAAATGTGGATGTAAGAAATGAGACTAGCGTTTGATATTGAATCTAATGGATTGAGCGAAGTTACGATTGATAAGAAGGGTAATGCAGTGCCTGAAGGTACTAAGGTCTGGTGTCTTGTTGCCCAAGACATTGACACAGGAAACGTCTGGGCGTTTACTGAAAACGATATTGCTATGGGTGTAGAACTCCTACGAACTGCAAGTCTTATCGTTGGACATAACATTGTCATGTTTGATATCCCCTTTCTTGAAAGACTTTATGGACCTATCAATACTCCGGTAATGGATACACTGATTGTATCTAAGCTGATGTATCCTGATAGACAAGACCATCCACTGGGTGGCAACTCTCTTGAGTGCTGGGGCAAGCACCTTGGCGTAGAAAAGATAGACTTCTCTGATGGTTGGGATATCTTTACTGAAGACATGCTTACTTACTGCAAGCAGGATGTCAAAGTTAATGTAGATATCTTTAAGGCACAAGAAGAATTTGTAGAGAAGTATCCTAAGTCGGTAAAGCTGGAGCATATGGTATCACGTATCATCTCAGATCAAATCTGCAATGGTATTGGGTTTGATATAGAAGCTGCTGACAAACTCGAACAAGATCTCTTTATGGAAAAGGTGTTAATTGAAGATGAGATGTCACAGATATTTCCGCCTATTGTTGAAGAGCGGTGGTCGGAGAAGACTGGAAAGAAACTTAAGGACAAGGTTACTCACTTCAACCCTTCTTCACGACAGCAGATTGCCAGCAGGCTTAAGGCAAAGTATAGTTGGAATCCTCCAAGAACCGAAAAGGGAAACCCTAAAGTCGATGCTGCTGTCCTTAAAGAACTTCCGTATCCAGAAGCTAAATCTCTGGTTAGATACTTTGATATACAAAAGCTTCTGGGTATGGTTTCAGATTGGATTAATCGTGCTCGTACTTCTCGCGACGGCAGAATACATGGCTCAGTAAATCCTCAAGGTACTGTCACTGGTAGGATGACCGCATCCCAACCCAACCTACAACAAGTAAGCAGCGATCCCAGATCTCGTGAACTATTTGTACCTCGTGAGGGATGGGTTCAGGTAGGGATTGATGCTTCAGGTCTCGAGGCTAGGCTACTAGCTAATCGTATGGCCCCGTGGGACGAAGGTGCTTATGGAAAGGCTGTTGTCGAAGGAGATATCCATGCAACAAACATGGAAGCTACAGGTATTGAAGAACGTGCTGTAGTTAAAACATTCTTCTACGGGTTTATCTATGGTGCTGGAGATGCCAAGGTCGGTAAGATCATTGGCAAGAACGCTAAAGCAGGTAAAGAACTAAAGGAAAAGTTCTTGACTAGTATGCCTGCCCTTAAAGAATTGATTGAGAATGTAAAGTTTCAAGTAGCTAAGAAAGGAACTATCACTTTGTTGGACCAACGTGAAGTTCCCTGTCGTGCTGCTCACAAAGCTTTGAATGTTCAACTGCAAGGTGACGGAGCAATCTTAATGAAGCTTGCACAATGCCTATTCAATTCTGAATTAAACAAAAGGTTTAAGGGAAGGTTTGCTTTTATGGCTACGGTTCACGATGAGTGGCAAGTAGAGTGTGATCCTACTATTGCAAAAGAAGTAGGAGAACTAGGCAAACAATGTATTACTGAATCAGGTAAAAGACTTAGCTGTCTTGTACCAATGGACGGGGATTATAGAATAGGAAGGAACTGGTCAGAATGTCATTAGTAAAGAGAACACTGAGAGTATATATCGCTGGTCCCATGAGAGGATATGAAAATAATAATCACGCAGCTTTTGATGAGGCTGAGAAATCTTTATTGGCTAAGAAATTCTGGGATCCTGTCAATCCTGCCCGAGTAGATCGACAAGCAGGTGTGGATCCTTCAGACGATATGTCTAAGTTAGAACTCAAAGAAGCACTGAAGAGGGATGTAGATCTTATCTTTGGTTGTGATTGTATCTATATGTTAAGAGGATGGGAAAAGAGTGAAGGAGCTAGGATGGAGCATGCACTTGCTACATCTTTAGGTTTGGGTATCCATTATCAATGATAAAAAATACTTCAAAAAAATATATCTTTCAAGAGACTGAAGTGTCTGTTGTGTTTTACAATATGTCGGAGTACAATAGATCTCCTGATGCAATCAAGGAACCGTTATGGATTCGTATAGGATATTACATAATTTCCATAGTTAACTTGACAAGGATGCATCACTGTGGTATAATTTTCTCTAGGGGAAACGAGTCTATTGCATCGGTAACTCCTAAAACACGACGAGCAAAATTTATAGATGAAAACATTCTTCATAAAATATATTACAAGCCAAGTAAAACAATTAATTTAGGTAAGGCATATGTTTCTTTACAACAAATGAATGACTATATTAAAACGCCCTATGTGGGGAACTTACCCAGTGTAATGTTATGGTATTTTATTACCAAACCTTTCTTGGTTTTTAAACCATTACAACCAAAGACTTGTTCTTTGTTAATTTCAAATATGTTAAGACTATGTGGTTATAATGTAACCGACTGTGTTACACCAAAGAGACTACATAAGGAGTTAAATAAATTATGCAGATCATAGTAATTGCTGGACAGGCTGGAGTAGGGAAGACAACACTCGCAAACTACATTGCTGAGTATGCTTTCAACTTTGGACTGATACCTAAGATAATGTCGTTTGCTGGTCCCCTTAAGGAAGAGGCTGCCGCAAAGGGATACGATAAAGAAACCCACCCAAAAGAATACAGAGAGTATTGTCAAACAGTAGGATTGCAGAAGAGGGAGGATGACCCTGATTACTGGGTAGAAAAATTTGAAGATCAGTTAGAAGAACTGGCGATCCAAGAAACAAAAGATCTTAGAGCTGGTAAATCTTATTGGGAAAAGTGTGTCATCGTAGATGATTGTAGGTTTTTAAACGAACTAAACATGGGCTGTAAGTGGAACGCTAGGCTTATATTCATGTGCTATGGTGAGCGAGAGATGCAAGATCCTAATGGTGAATGGAGAACTCACGAGTCAGAGCAGCTTGCAAATAAGGTTGTTGAAGGTGACGAAGAGTATAGAAATAAGTTTACACATATTCTAATCAATAATAAAACCGAAAAGGAACTTAGGGAAAAGACTGAGTTTATGGCTCCAATTTGGTGTGGTGTTGAGCATGAGTCAGGTACAGATGAAAAGCCAACGCTCTCCGATTACATAGAGGAAATACTTGATGTACTTATGATGGAGGACATAGATGAAGAAGCGGAAGAAGAAGCCAGCGAAGATCAGCAGTACGATTCCGACTAAGGCTTATCTCGATGGAGATATATTACTATACAAAGCAGCGTTCTGGGCTGACTCAGAGGATCCTGATAGAATACCAGAGAAGGTTGCTAAGGATATAAAGAAGTGGACACCTGATGGAACATCTGATATTTATATTATGCTGTCTTGTAGCCGCGACAATAACTTTAGACGAACTATTTGGCCTAAGTACAAACTGTTTAGGGACGATCTCTATAGGCCTGAGTATCTTGATACTGTTCGTGAGCATATACTGGACAATTACAAATGCAAGCAATATGATACTATTGAAGCTGATGATCTTATGGGAGTATATGCGTCTTCTGGAAGAGGTATTGCAGTAACTATTGATAAAGATTTGAAGGGTGTGACAGGCTGGCATTACAATCCAGACAAGGACTCCAAGCCAAGATATGTTTCCCCCGAAGAGGCTGAAAGATTCTTCTGTCAGCAGTGGCTTACTGGCGACAGCACTGATGGCATCCCCGGACTATGGCGAGTCGGCCCGAAAAAGGCAGACAAGTTCTTAGATGAGTGGGAAGAAGAAGGACTAGATTGGCATGAGCAGATTATGGCTATGTATGAGATAGAGAAGTATCAGCCCAAGGATACCTGTGGATTGGATCCCAAAGAGCTGGCGGTGGTCATGGGGCAGTGTGTTAGAATACTGTCAAATGAAAATTTCAATTTAAAAACAAAGGAATTAACCCTTTGGACCCCTAAAGTTGGGGTATAAAGTATAAAGGAGAGAGGTTACATGGATAACTTCGAGCAGTTTATTGTAAAGAGTAGGTATTGTAAGTGGCTTCCTGAGCATAATAGACGGGAAGACTGGTCTGAAACGGTAAGTAGATACATGAGATATATGATGAACCGTTTTAGTCTCGACTGCACTGACAACGATATCCTAGATATCTGGAGTGCTGTTGAAAACAGAGAGGTTTTCCCCTCTATGAGAGCCTTGATGACCGCTGGTCCTGCTGCTGACGTTGATGATGTGTGTTTGTATAACTGCTCTTATGTTGCTGTAAACGAGATCCGTTCTTTTAGCGACATCATGTATATCCTGTGCTGTGGTACGGGCGTAGGCTTCTCTTGTGAATCTGAAAATACAGACCAGCTTCCAGAAATCCCAGATGAAATTGTCAGGGATATGGGTACTACTATTGAAGTACCTGATTCTAGAGTTGGGTGGGCTGATTCTTTTAAGGAGTTGATTACTTTACTCTACGAAGGGACTCACCCAACGTGGGATACCTCAAAGATACGCCCTGCTGGAGCTAGGCTCAAGACCTTTGGCGGCAGGGCTAGTGGACCAGAGCCACTGGAACGTCTCTTCAGGTACACAGTCAAGGCTTTCATGAATGCCCGAGGCCGTAAGCTTACCTCTCTTGAAGTACACGATATCGTATGCTTGACTGGTGAGATTGTTATTGCTGGTGCTGTTAGACGGTCGGCTTTGATTTCTCTTAGCGATCTTCACGACAGAGACATGGCAACTGCCAAGTCTGGTCCGTGGTGGGAAGCATCCGGTCATCGTAGTCTTGCAAATAACTCTGCCGTCTACGATAAGAAGCCATCACTTAGTGAGTTCATGAACGAGTGGGCTACCATGTATGAATCTCGAAGTGGAGAGCGTGGTATTTGTAACCGACAATCATTGTCTTGGCTTGCTGAAAGAAGTGGAAGACGTACTGAAGATATTAGCTTTGGTACTAATCCGTGTAGTGAGATTATCTTACGGCCCAAGCAATTCTGTAATCTTACTGAAGTAGTTGTTAAGCCAGAAGATACACTAGAAACTCTCTCAGAGAAGGTTAGATATGCTACAGTTCTTGGTACAATCCAGTCTGGATGTACTAAGTTCTCATATCTTGATAATGACTGGAAAGAAAACTGTGAGGAAGAGCGTCTACTAGGTGTGTCTTTTACCGGCATCTTTGATAACAAGCTCATGTCAGGTCAGCGTGGTTATCCAAAGCTTAGGTATGCACTGAAGAAGCTTAAAGAAGTTGCTGAGGAAACCAATTTAATATGGGCTGATCGCCTTGGTATTACGCCAAGCAAGGCTATTACTTGCTGTAAGCCAAGCGGAACTACCTCCTGCGTGGCCGGTACTTCCTCAGGTATGCATCCAAGATACAGCGAATTCTATATTCGTAGAGTTAGAGTAGATACCAAGGATCCTATCTGTCAGTTTATGATGGATCGTGGTATTCCACATGAGCCTTGTTCTGCAAGAGCTGAAGCTACTATGGTATTCAGCTTCCCAATGCAGTCACCAACTGGCTCAATTACTCAAGGTGACTTGGATCCTATTGATCATTTGGAGTTGTGGTTGGAGTACCAAAAGAACTGGTGCGATCACAAACCATCTATTACTGTATCGTATACCGATGACTCCTTCCTTAAGGTAGGTCAGTGGGTATGGGAAAACTGGGACTATGTAAGTGGGATCTCTTTCCTTCCTTATAGCGATCATGTTTATGAGCAAGCTCCGTTTGAACCTATTGGTGCTCGAGATTTTAATATGATGAAGAGTGAAATGCCAAAGGATATTGATTGGTCAGAGCTTACAACTTATGAAACAGAAGATACAACAATTCAAACCCAGACTTTAGCTTGTACCGGGGGCTCATGCGAAGTCGTAGATTTAGTGGAGTCTTAAATGCAACACACAGTACAAACTATTCAAAGAAAACTTCATCTTAATGCCCAGATAAGTCCTTCAGAAGTTCTTATTGTTCTTAAGGATATTATCAGTAGGATTGATAAGTTAGAAAAGGAAATAACTAGTGAAGAAACTAGAACAGAGACAACTAAGCCTCATAGACGAAAATCTAGTAAGGTATCTGAGGGAGAAGTATCCCCCGATAGTTTACCGACAGGATCAGAATAGCTCTGACTTCTTGAACGAGTCCATCTTCCGTGCTGGACAGATTGATGTCATAGAAAAAATAGAGGCAATTTATAAGTCACAACGAAAGGGGTAACACATGGGATTTTTCAGTGATTTATTTGGTGGAAGCAAGAGAAAGAGTAAAGAAAGAGACTATTGGAAGGCAGAAGCTACTCGAATGACGACATATGCTCATGGTCTTGCTGCTGAAAACCAAGCTAGAATAAAGATGGCTGATGCAAATGCTAGAGCTAGAGCAGCCGAAAGAAGAAATTATGAGACGCAGGCTAGGAAATCTAATCAACAGCTGCAAAGAATGAGAGCACAACATAATGCTACAGTTAGGCGAGCTAACCAAAGAATGGAACAACAAAGAGCTACCTTTACAAGACAAGCTAAAGAAGCAAGAATTGCTAGAGAGAAATTTGCTTTTGCTCAATCAGCAGTAGAAGACCGTAAGGTTAAAACAGCTAAACTTCAATCTAAAAGAGAACAGGTCGTTACACCCAGTGTTACTGGACAACAAAGAAAGCAACAAGGTTCTCTTTTAGCACAAAGGACAAAGCCTCGTAGAAGAGTAGTTGGAAGTAAAAGAAAGAGGGGATACGGCGGTACTAATACTCGCCGTCCTCGTTAGGAGATACCGGTATGGGAACAAAAGTAGGAGGAGGAATGCCTGCCCCTCAAGCATCAGAAGATAAATATGGGTATGAACCAATGACCTTTGAGCAACACTCTTTGTTGTTAGAAAAAGAAGCAGAACTTGCAGCTGCTCGAGATGAAAGTCAAAGAGAGTTTATGTTAGAGCAAGAAGAGATGAGAATACAATTAGAGGAAACTGAAAGACTTCAAGTGGTTCAAGAAGAGCAGGCTATTGAGCGTGAGCAAATGAGACAGGAACAAGAGGCTGCTGGAGAACCTGTTACTGCTGACACCATACAAGAAATAGAAGGTGACGTTGACGATGTTGTTGCTAATATGTTCGAAGCTCTTCTGGGTGGTGTCGAAGCCAGTGGTGAAGAGGACTATTCAGAGCCTCAACCTGAATAAGGGAAAATCAAATGGAAAATATTGCAGACAGATTTAAGATACTTGATTCTTTGAGAGATAGTAAACTCCAAAGAGCAAGATACTGTGCATCCTTGACAGTACCCTCAATTTTACCGCCAGAAAATTGGACAGAACAGGACCAGTTACCCCAACCTTTCAGTTCAGTTTCTGCAAGAGGAGTCACTGCAATGGCTAGTCGAATGCTATCTGCATTACTTCCTTTAAACGACATGCCTTTCTTTAAGTTTGATTTAGCTTCGGGTGTTACAGCTGAGCCTGAGATTAATGACTACTTAGAAAACCTTAGTTTTCAAGTATACAATAAACTATCAAGCAACAACATTAGAGAATCTATTTATCAAGCACTTCAGCATTTAATTGTTGTTGGTGATGTCATGTTAATCATGGGCGATGATATGTCCTTTAGATTAATTAGATTAGATAGATTTGTTTGTCGCCGGGATGTATACGGAAACTTAGAAGAAGTAATCTATATTGAATATGAAACTCTTCCTGAAGTTGTAAACGATAACATGACTCTACATACAGGCCAATCAATAGGCGAGCATGATCGTAAAGGTTACCGTGCAATTTATACTGCTGCATGGAAAGAAGGGGATGTCTGGAAAGTTCTAAAGCAGGATGGAGATAACAACACTATAGAGACAGGGGAGTACACTGTTCCTCCGTTTGTTGTTCTTAGGTGGTCTGGAATACCCGGTGAAAACTATGGTCGCTCTCATTGTGAAGATGTGATTGGAGATATCAAAACACTGGAAGGATTTACTGAGGGACTGATACAAGGTATTACCGCCTCCTCTATATTCTGGATAGGTGTTGACCCTACGGGCATGGCTGAGATAGATGACATAGCTCACTCTGCTACAGGTAATTTTGTTTCTGCACGGCCTAACGAAATACATACAGTATCTCCTGCGACTACTATGAATCCTCAAATTGGATCGGTTCAAACTGGCGTTGAGATTCTTAGGGGAGAAATAGGTAGGGCTTTCCTACTTAACTCTTCTTCCATGCCTCAAGGAGAAAGGGTTACAGCTACCGCTGTCAGAATGATTGGACAAGAATTGGAAAACGTTCTTGGTGGTGCTTTCTCTGCCATCGCTAGAGATCTAATGAAGCCAGTCGTTGCTCGTACTGTCTTTATTATGACTACTAATGGAGACATAGATGCGAGAGTTAGAGAATTATTTATGACTGAAGAGGGAGTCTTAAACGTAGAAATCGTTACAGGTCTTCAGGCATTGAGTAGAGACAGCGATCTCCAAAAGCTTATGCAAATGGGAGAGATGGTTAGGAACTTGCCTGAGCCAGCCGTCGCTACGTTTAGGTGGGATGCTTATGGTAAAGCTTTAATCACATCTCTTGGGTTTGATTCAAGTCATTGGATTAAATCAGAAGAGGATGTACAAGCAGAGCAAATGAAAGCTGCACAGCAGCGTGCTCAGATTGAAGGACACCAGCAGTCTCAAGCTATGGGGCAGCAGGCTGTTACTCAGTTTATGCAGGCTGCGGCTATGAAAGACTTAGATGAAACTGGTGGAGAAGAAGTAGCTGCTGCTATACAACAGATGGGAGGCATGGCATGAGTATTGAAAAACAACCCAATCAGTTTGTAACAAGATCCCAAGGAGCAATAGCAGCTGTAAGCTCTACCAATACCTCGTCCGCATTAGCGGGAGCTACCAACAGCATTAGAAGTAATACAATAACAGATAATTTAAATGGTAAGACTTTACATCTGTGTGTTGATATTACTACAGCTTTCAACTCTGCTTCAAATGTTGCAGTATCTGTAGAAGGATCTTTAAACGATGAGGATTATGTAGTTCTTGCTACGCCAGAAACTAACATTGGACCTAATGTTGTTGGTCCGAGATTCTATAGTATAGATCTAACAAAAATAAATGGAATACCTTACTTCACTGTACATTTCAATGGTGGTGTAGGTATCTCTTCAGCATCAATTGGAACATCGGGAAAGCTTACTATCTCGTATTACACTACTTAAGGAGCTAGATAATGGCAGTCGTGCAAATTTCAGATACTACTTGGACTAGTAGTACAGTCAATAGTCAAACATTATATACGTCGGCAACGTCTCAGGCTGTAACTAGTACTAATAGTCTCGTGTCTGGAAATATTACTAGCAATTTATCAGGTAAGAAAGTTCTTATTTCTCATACAATTGCTACTGGGTATGCTGATGTTGCTGCTACTTTAACTTTAGAGGGCTCTTTTGACGGAACTAACTGGGGAACTTTAGTTACTCTAGATTCTGATACCCAGCCTAATGTTGCAGCCACAGAAGTATATGTAGCAGACTTAACAGACTACACTTCTATTCCTTATTTCAGGATTCATTTTAATGCAGGTGCTGCTAACTTAGGTAGTACTAGTGCAACTTCAACATTTAAGTACGCATACACTGCTTGATAGGTGACCTATGGGTACATATACTCCTACTAAACAACTGGCTTCTACCGCAGCAGTAAGAGCAAAGGAATGGACTTTAGATGATCCTTTAGTTAGGTTGGAGATTTCTGGAAGTATTCCCGATCCTATTACATATACTGAGGACAATACAACACATACTGTAACAGCCGGAAACTCTGCCACTACTACTTCAGTTGGAAATGGTTGGATTGAATCGGGTAAAACTTATTTGTTATTAGTTACTCTAAGGTATCAAATCAATGATATTAATGATACAATTAAAATAAGGATGTTAGAACGAAGTACAGGTAGTAATGTTGAAATGAGTGGTAGTATGTTAGTACATCAAAGAAGAGCTTCTGCTCCAGACGCAAACCATTATATGACATATAACTATGTTACAAAGTTTACTGCCAGTTCTAGTAGTACAAACGGTCCCATTGCTGAGTTAGAACAAGCAAGCGGAACCGCTGATGTTACTCAAGGATATGCTCAGATGATTCTATTTGATTTAACTAATCTAAAAGAAGGTAATGACTACTTCTTTGAAGAAGACGCGACAGACAGTGAGAACGGGACATCAGCTGCGCTTAAGGAATCCTGTACTCTCAACCTTACCGCAGACAATAAAGGTGCTTGGTTATTAGGATCTAGCTTACAATACAAAGCTGGTCATTCTACTTGCGGCAGCTATAACTTTTCAACAATTATTTCTGACCAAGACGGGAATGTTTTTAATTCAGAAGCCATTCTTCACGATCCCAGATGGCCTGATGAAGAAAATGTTTTAAACTTTATGACTGTTGTAAATAATGATTTAAGCGATTCCTCTTGGACAATAAACATGTATTCGTCAGATGAAAATACTGCTATTGGAAGAGGAGCAAGTCAAAACATTACCCAACACAGCAAGGCTTGGGGTATTCGTTTAGATAGGTTTGTTAGTACTACTTTTAGTTCAGACATTTCTGCAAATACAAGCACTGCTAATGATACAAAGACTACTGCTATTGAACTTACTTCTGTTCCTGTTAAGTATGCTTCTCCTAAGTTTTTAGTTTTTCAGGGAGGGGTTGCAAATCTTCCGGACACGGGTACTTGGAGAGACAAGCAACGACTTCTTACTGATGTCCAGTGGAAGATAAACGGTGGAACTTATGCTCGGTTTGGAGACGCAGACCAGTACAATATCAGTACTATGAGGTGGAAGGGTGATACAACCTTAAGTGCTGACTTTGATAATAACGTTGGTTGGTATTCTTTTGTTCCCCCTCCTACGTTAAGTAGTGTTTCTGCTGGAGATACTCTTAGTTTTAAATTAGAACTAGCTAAGACAGACGTAACTGCTGACGAAGAAGAAGCTGTCGAATGTACTGATATGTTTTTAGCTGTTGTAGAGTTACCTACTAATACAAATAGAGAAGCCGATCAACTAGACCAATATAGTTTAAAGGCCAATCACGAAGAACTTATTGTCGGTCCCACTACCTTGCAAAGATGTATTGATACTAGAAATAAAATGCTGAACGTTCGGGGCTTTCGTTTTCCAGAGAGGTGGGACACACTCTGGACTATAGATACCTCAGAAAAATTATAGGGAGGGGAGAATGGACGCCAACGGTTGGGATCAATATAAAAAGCTGGTTATCCACGAGCTAGAACGTAACAATAATAGACTAGAAAAACTTGACCAAAGGTTAGCGAGTATTGAACACAGGCTCGCCGTACTACATACGAAGATGTATGTCGCTGCCTTTGCGGCAAGTTGTATTTTAACCGCAGGATTAAACTTTATCTTTGCGGCACTTTAGAAATCAGACTCTCGACGGGGGAATAATCTGATAGGAGATTTTAATGACCGAACAAACAAACGACTACGTGACTCCTCATTCCGAGGCTCAACCTGATCAATTACAGGAACAGATTAACGAACAGGAACAATCACTAATTAACAATCCTGAAGACCTAGCTCAGCTGAAGGAGAGACAAGCCTTTGAAACATATGTTCAATCGTCTGGTAATAAGATTCCGGAAAACTTTAAGGATGCTGGGGCATGGTTCGACAGCCTCAAGGAAGCGCAGAAGCAGTATACACAATCTCGACAGGAGATTGCGGACCTTAAGTCGCAGTATGCTCAGAACGGAATCCAGAATCCTGCTTACACAGAACAACCTCAACAGGAAGCACCTGCCCCCAAGGCAGAAGAAGCTCCTGTCACTGATGAACTACGCATCCCCCCCGAGGTTCAGCAGGCTGCGGAAGAAGGAGCCAAGGTCAAGGGCGTCCCAGAAGAAGAGTATATGAGGTGGGGACGGGAGCTTGCTACTACTGGTAGTTTGTCACCTGAAACAAGAACATCAATTAAACAATATACTGGCTTTACTGACGGTATGATTAATGATTATGAGAACGCCCAACATGCGAGGCTAAAGGCTAGATTTGATGAAGCCTCTACTGTTGTGGGTGGTCGAAAAGAATTAGATAAGATATTCAAGTGGGCAACCACTAGTTTAAGTAGAGAAGAAAGAGATTCGATTAATGCTGGATTGTCCTCTGCTCAGTATGATATTACTCTGAGAGGATTGGCTGCTAAGTATAACGAAGCGGTTGGGGCTCCAAAGGCCAAGGAACCCACCACAACCCCTAAGAACTTAGCATCTGTACCGGCCAGTGAAGCTGGCTATATTGGGTACAAAACTCAACGAGAGTTTAAGGCTGACAGAAACAATCCGAGATATGCTACTGATATGAAATTCCGTGCTGCGGTTGAAGAACGAATGGTTCGAACCGACTGGAATACTCTACCTCAGTAGTAGGGGAAGACGGACCCCAATTTGGAGATTGTGTTAACAGGTTGTAATCCCTCCTAGTGGATACTGGGACAATGGATGCTACCGCTCTATGCAAATCCGCCTCAGAGAAGGACTCCTTTGGAAAAATCCTAACTGTTGAATCGTAATCCGTGACAATAGTTTTATTTTATTTTAAAAAGGAGAACAGCAATGACTACACCTGCTGATCTTGTACAAAATCAATTAGCCTACAGAGAAAATGTAGGCGCAGCCACCTCTGGTGCTGCATATAGTGACGGCGTAACCGCCGGTAAGCTTTGGCTTCCGATTTGGTCGGGAGAAGTCATCAATGCGTATGACGAATTTAATATGTTTGAGCAGTTGGTTACTTCCAGAGTTATTCCTAGCGGAACAACGATGGAATTCCCCATCACAGGAACCGTGGCTTTAGAGCCTAGCTGGGATGCTGGTCAGGAACTGATCGGTGGATCCGATGCTAAAACCTCGACGTTCGCAGTCAGCTTAGATAAGCGACCAATGGCCGCTCACTTCGAAATTGACAACGTTGACCTTATGCTGACTCAGTGGGAGTTCCGTAACGAGCTGGCAAGACAGGCCGCTATGACTCTGGCTAACACCAGAGACAAGCAGCTCTATTCTTACCTTGTTCGTGCGGCTGTTACTAGTCAGATCGCTAACGATCCTCGTCCTGCTTTGAACTTGGATAGTGCGTTATATGGCGATGATGGCACTGGTTCATTAAAGCTTTCTTCATGGGGTACTGCTGGAGCAACTGCTGCTCACCGAGCAACTGGTGCTCTTTCAGCTCTTGAGAAGGTTGAGAAGTACATCGTATTCCTTCAGGAAAACAACATCCCATACGATCAGTTATTCATGGCTGTGAGCCCACAGTGCTTCATGGATATCCGTTCACTGGGTGTTGCTAGAACTAATGATAACTTAAGTTCTGGTGGCCGTCAGCTGTACTTCGGTGGCAACACTGAGGGTGGTTACGGTACTGGTCTTGGTAACCATCTGACTGATAGCTATGGTCAGCTCCATGATACTCTTGAGTATATGGGTTGTACTATTATCAAGACGAACCACGGTGCGGATCAGCTCAGAGATATCTCTGGTGCTACTACGATTGGCGAAGCTAAGTACAATCTTGACTTCTTGATGGGTATGACAGACACCAGTACAGAAACTACTGGTGTTCGTGCTGTCATGTTCACGCCTGATGCAGTTGCTTCCCTTAGACTTCAGGGTCTTAAGGTTGACACTGTTGATGACGTTCGTCGAAACACGACCTTCACGGTCGCTTCGATGATGCAGGGTACGGGCGTTCTTCGTCCCGAGTGTGCTGCAATTATCCACGCGGGTAATGCGTCGCACGCCGACAACGACACAAGGTTAGATCTTCGAGGAGCTGCTAAGCTTGATGTTGATGCTGACGGTTACGTTCAGCAGTGATTGAACTAGTGTAACATTAGTTACGCTATTTGATACATCCCCCGCTGCCCCACGTTGGGTGGCGGGGGACTTTTTTATAAGGAGATTCTCATGGGTGTTATATCTAGACTTGATGCTGTAAATCATATGTTGTTGATGGCAGGAGAATCTCTTGTGTCCGACCTAGAGGGCAACAGCGGTATGGATACTGAGGTAGCTGAGTTTGTATTAGATCAGTTTGTTCAGGACTTCCAACTCCGTGGGATTGCAAACAATAGTTTTCTTAGAAAGGAAAACTTAACCGAAGACGGGAGAATTAGACTCCCGGCTAATACTTTATCTGCTGAGCTAACCTCATACCATACTAACGATGATGGATGGAAGATAGTAGGATTAGCGAAGGGAGATCCTGATAAGTATTTATTTAATGTTACTGAACAAACATATGAATGGGATAAGAATAAAGATTACTACATTGAAATAATCCACTCAATTACATGGAACGATATGGATACTCCTGTACAACGAGGTATATTATCTGCTGCTGCAAGACAGTATCAAATGGTAACTCAAGGTGACGGGGATGCAGACATTTACTTACAGGGACTTGAAGAACTCTATGTCACAGGAGCTAAGGCTTCTATTCTCGATGACAAGAGAAGAAATATATTTAATTCTGGTACTGGAAAACTTCAGGCTATTCTTAACAGAAGACTTGGAACTAATGATCCAGCAAGATTTAGATTCTGGCGAACAGTAGGAGACTGATGAATGGCTCAATCACCGCAACCGGGTAGAAATAAAAGATCGTCATACTTCCCAGTAAAACTACCAGTCAATACTCTTAGTGGGGGAGTAGGAAGACAGGCTCCAAGTAAAAGACTTCCGTCAGAAGCAGAAGAGCTTGAGAATCTATTCTGCACTAACGAAAGATCAATAGATAAGAGATCTGGGTTTAGACCTTTAGCTGATAATTTTTATAGTTTTTTAAACATTGAGGATCCCGCTGCAAAAGACTTATGGTACTATTGGTTTGAGGTAAATGAGGATGCTAATTATTTAATTGTTATAGATTACAAAGCAAGAGAAATTGATTCAAAGTTGATGTGGGTTTTTAAAGTAAGTAATACTTCTTTTAATACTCAAGCTGTTGAGACAGGTGCTGATATAAATGAAGACTGCCGTAAGTATATAACATACGGTTCGGAGTTAGCACAAAATAGGGCTAAGGATGTTCTTCGAGCGGTAAGTATTGGTTCTACTATTGTTATCTTAAATACTTTAGTTAAAGCTGGATTTAGTTCTGATGGTAAAGAAAGACAAGTAGGTGGGGAAAGCGGACATTGGTTACATAATCTAGATGGCACTGTCTCTACCACTTCTTCAGACATAGACTGGAAGGGCCGACCTGTTGAGTATCAGACAGCCGCTCCTGTAGATCCAAATGGAGTTGCAGAGTACTGGACAACTGCGGACAATTATGTTTGGGGGGAAGAAGTTATAGATGGTACTGACGCTGGTAATGATAGGATATTTGAAGTAAAGCCGGGCGTTGCCAATAATGAGTTACCGGGACCATACAATACCGATACTACTGCACCTAGTGGTAATGGAACTGATTGGCAATTAGTCGATCCTCCTCGAAGTGCTAAATATATACCCGTTGAAGAGTTCCTTTACCCCGATCCAGATAAACAATATCTCGGACAGTCTGTAGCGAGGTTCAGTGACCTTAGGTTTCCTCCTGAAGGAGACGGTACAGTTGCGTCCTTAGGTGACAGCTATAAACATAACGGAGACGTACATGTTAGAAACATGTTAAAACTGTTATATCCTTTAGATGGTCCTCTTGAAGATGAGTATAGAGGGAAGGGGAAAATATACTACTTATCACAAGCATATCTTTCAAGTTCTCCGGGTTGGTATAGAGTCATTAATGAAGTATCAAAACCATATTTAAAAAAGGTAAGAACCCCTGACAAGATGTCTTTGTTGGATGACAGACGAATGCCAATGCAGGTATACATTTCAGGAATACCTTCTGATAACTTACCAAACGGCGGGTGGCGGATAAGGAAAATTGGTTGGGATCCAAGAACATCTGGCACAGGTAATAGTAACCCCGGTCCTTCTCCTTTTAAAGACGAGAACGGAAACGCGGTACAAAAGGCTCTTAAGGCAATTGCGTTTTATAGGGATAGGCTTTTCCTTTCTACTGATGACACCCTGTTTTCTAGTAGGCTAGGAGATTTTGATAACTTTTTTATTTCCGATCCAGCTACCGTAGAGTTTAGAGACCCAATTGATTTGAAAGTATCGTCTAATAAATACACACCCATTACTTATCTACTCCCATATAGAGACTTCCTATTCTTAGCTACATCAGGTGAAACACAGTATGAGTTGATGGGTTCTGAGAACCAGATCTCTCCACTATCAGCAGAGATTGCTCCTACTTCCTTTTATCCAATGAGTTCAAAAATAGCTCCTATTGTTTTGAATAACAACTTATTCTTTTACGCAAACAATAGGCTGTATATTTATTTCGGTAGTACGACCGACTCACCTCAGCAGGCGTATGAGGTATCTAGACCTGCTCCTAATTACCTACCGACTGAGTTTTATGATGTGACTGCTTCTGCTGCACACAATACTCTGTTTGTTGTAGAGGAAAGAGACGAAAAGCCTACGAATAATATATTCTGTTTTAGAAATGTTATTTCACAGGAGTCGATTCTCCAAAACGCTTTCTTTAAATATACTACATCAACCGGAGATATTGAATCTATAAACGCAATAGGAGACTATTTATTTATAGTGACACAGGAAGAAGAAAATGGGGAGTTCAAATTAGCCGTACAAAAAATGTATCTATATCCAGATGAAAAAGAAATCCCTAGATTAGACAGACTACAGTTAAAATCATTTGAGTGCTCTTTTGATAATGAATTAAACGAGAGTATTTTTACTTTTGACTCGGGAGTACCAGACTGGAATCAAGGTGTAATATATTCTGGAAACAGAAAGGGAGATATTGTATCTTTAGATTTTGCAGGATACAAAGAAGGAACTGGCAGTCCTCAGTTTAAAGGTAAAGGAGACTGGACTAACACCTCGTCTATGTGGATAGGAACTTCGTACACAGCTAAGGCTGTTCTATCTCCTTTATACCTCAGAGATGAACAAAACAATGTTATACCGGGATCCTTTAACTTAAGATATGGAGTATTTAGGCACTTTAATACTGGAAAATATGATGTAAGTATTGTAAGAAAGAAGAGAGATCCTGTTATATATACTTTTAACCCAAGAATTTTAGGCTCTGTTGACGCAGAATACGGTTCCCCTGTTACCGAGGAAAACGGGACATTTAAGTTTAGTATATTAGGATTCACAGATGATATTAAAATTGAATTATTATCTGATTATCCGCATGCAATGAACATTACCAATATGGAATTTACTGGAAAGTTTAAGAGGACTCCGCACTTCTTAACTTCATAGAGGAGATCAACTCGTGGCGTACAATAATAACTCAAATAAGTCTACCTTTATAAAATTAACTGGTCAGGCTGTAATAGACAATAGTTATAAAATAGATTACAGTAGCTTAATAGATCCAACTGATAGACTAAGCTCTTCTATTAATGACCAAGATGAGTTGGTAGTCGTTAGAAAGTTTGATGCAAGCACAATAGATGATAGTGATTATACTCATGCTTCCAGTCCTATTCTTGCAAGCGAGGCTTGGTCAGCTTGGACATTACCAAATTCGAATGACAGTGGTAGTTCTATGTACACAGTTGATAGTGTGTCAAAAGAAATTGTGTTTAAAACAACAACTGCTTCTGGAGAGTATGATTGGACTACGCCACAAAGCGGAAGGACCGCTACAATTTCTCTTCCAACTATATCCTCCTCTGATACAATATATGTTTTGCGGAAAACATACGGACTTACAAAACTTGTAGAGTTTACCAGTGGCTCTAGAATAAACGCCGACAACCTAAATTACATCATAGACCAGTTGCTTTTCCTTGTTCAAGAAGGAACGGACATGATGTACAATCTCCAAGAGTGGAGCCCAATGATTGGTCAGCCAAACGGTTTGGTTACGTTAGATGCTACCGGAGCTATTCCAAATTCATATACAAACGTATCAACCGAAGATGGTGTTCAGGGTACAGGAGTTACTGGAGACAAGGTTAGACTAAACCTGTCTGATGATTCCTTAGTAATTTCAGGAGAAGCTGTTAAAGTAAATACTGTGGATAGTCTTGTTAGTGAATCCACAACTCAGCCTTTATCTGCAAAACAAGGCAAAGAACTTAAAACTAGTGTTGATGCTCTTAGTGCTGGTGTTGTATATAGGGGAACTATTGATTTACATCCTAACGGAGCAAGTACAGCAGCTCCTACTAGCCCAGCTGCTGGTGATACCTATGATATTATTAGATCAAGTGGTAGCGGTGCATTTACTATGACCAACTTCAATAACCTAAGCTTAGAAGCTGGGGATATTATTAGATACTCTGGGTCTGCTTGGGTTGAAACGGCACAAGCTTCTACTCTTAGATCTGACGGTAGTGTTGGATTATCGGCTGACTGGAACGCTGGCACACACTCTATCACAGCTAAGACAGAAGCAGCTACAGATAATAGTACTAAGCTAGCTAGTACAGCTTTTGTTAAGAGTGTGGATCTTGCTGACTTTGCTGATGTTACTGATTATGGAGCAGGTACAAATAATCATGTACTGAAAAGAGTATCAGGTGCATGGGTAAGCGTTAGTCCCGGTGATTCAACTAACGGCTTCTCCCTTCACGATCTTAAAGATGTACACACTGCCGCTTCTGATGGACAGTTCCTTAAATGGAACGGTACAGATAGTAGATGGGAAGGAGCGTCGACAGGTGCTTCTGCTAAGATTGCAGAACCCGCAACGGGAAATGCTGATGGTACAACAGATGATCAATCTACTCTTTCTGATTTACTTACAGGAGTAGGTATAGCAGGTGGAGCAGTATCTACAGCTAGTGTATACGGCTCCGCAGATTTATTAGGAAGGCATTTCGGTGTTAACAGTAAAATAGAAATGTTTACTAAGAATGATGTTCAAGTAAGACATGGTAAATTAAACTGGACAAAAAAAGATTCAGACGGAACTACTGCTAATGGTACTATGATAACGTGTCCTACAGAAACTAATGTTTCTACTTTCTTATCCTCGGCAAGTGTGTCAACGGGAGACCAGACAATAGAAGTAGACAGTGGTACAAACCTACTTGCAGGCGATCTGATTCAAATATATACTACAAGTGACAGCAGTAGTAATAACATTTTAGGTATTAGGGAAGGTAACGTGCATCAGTTTGAGTTACACTATATTGAAAGTATAACAGGAGGCTCGATAAGATTAAGGGATCCTCTTCTCCATGACTATGTTCATGGAAGCGATGCTACACACACTACGGTTAAAAAGCTAGGAAGTACTACAAACGCAGCACAACAACCCCATGATATTATTTTTGAAGACATGGTTTTTGAAGATACCTTACATGCTTGGGATACTATAGCTAATAGTGCTGTTACTTTTAATCAAGCTACTTATGGTAATCAAGTTCTCAGAATAGGTTGGTCAGATACTGGGCTAAATGACGACGCAAAGGCAACGTTCTCAGGTCTTATGATAGATGCTTCTCCAGCAGACGCAAATAACAAATGGGCTACAGCACCATCCTATGGATGGATAAATAACAAGACTATGCCCGTATCTTTCGATCAAGCTACGGTTAATTTAACATGTACTGATGGAGATGGAAACGTTACAACAGGTGCTGTAGGAACTACTTCTGATCAAATTACTCTTATTTCCACAGACGGAACAGAAAAAGTTTACTTCATTACCGATACCGCCGCTAGTGGTGCTGCTACGGGTACAATACTGGCTGCGGATACAGTTATAGGTGGTGGAACTACTCAGGCTGGAGCAGGTAACGTAGGTAAGATTGCTGTAGGTATTAATACTACTGGTACGCCAGCAAACCAGAATGCTTTATTGGTTCAGCTTAAGGCTGCAATTGAACACACAAACGGTCATAACGGTAAGATTGCAGTTGGAAGTGTTCCTGTCGCAGCAGATGGTAACCAGTCGATTACCCTTACTCAAGTTGAAGGAGGATCCGCAGGCAATACTTCTATTACTGAAACCTTGGATGATGTTGCCCCATCTGCTGGTGCTTTTAGTGGTGGTAGTGCAAGTACGTTTAATGTTAGCTTTGCTGGAGATGGTGCGGGTAATTTTGAATCTGGAACATCCGGATCTGCCGACAGTACCGACACAATTCTAGGAATGATAGGTGGTAGTGTTGGAATCCATATTGAAAATGGTTATCGTATAGTATTTAGAAGATGTAGGTTTAAGGGGTTTAGTTTCGGACAAGTTAAACTTACTGGATGTAGAGATGTTACGTTTGATGATTGTATGTTTGAAGACATGAAGTGGACGGGCTCTGAAGGAAATGCGGTTGTTTTAAAGAAATGTTCAGACATTACTTTTAGAGGATGTACCTTTAGAAACGTAAGTCATGGCATTGCTTATGACGGAGCAGGAGGATACACCGCAGTATCTGGGCTGACTATTGAAAACTGTAAGTTTAAGAGCGTGACATCTGGTGTAAGAGATATTAATAATGGAGTTGCTTGGGATGTGAATGTAAGTAACACTACTGTAGATTGCGTCTCCTTTAACCCATACCGTAACTACCCAATAGCTGATGAAACTATTTCGTATCCTTCTACAGGAATGAAGTTAGTTGGTCTAAACTTTAATATAGATAACTTTAGATGTAATAATCATAGCAAGTGGACAGAAGTAACTCCTACAGAAACCAGTGCATCGGAACAGCTTACAGACTATTACGGCACAGGAAAGGGATGGTCTACGAGATGGACCTCAAACAGTTATAACAACTTTGCAGGAAACTCTATCTCAGGACGAAGACATCCTATAGCGGCGTTTGGTTTAAAGATTGTAACCTTTGGTAGATTTGATTTGATCACTAAAGAAGGCGAAGAAAAGTGGTCAAATTGGGATGATGTAAGCCCAGAATTAAATGCTTGTCAGGCGTTGAAAATAACAAACAGTGTTATAGATGCTTGGCTGTGCGGTATTCATATAAGTACAGAGATAGGTAAGGGGGCTAGTGCTACTGATTATGCTAATCAGAACATTACGCAAGGTATTCAAATCTCCGATAATAAAATACAAAGTATGTGTAACGGTCTGACTATATATGGAGGAAAGAATAATAACGCTGGCATGGAAAACGTACATGTTTCTTCCAATGTTATTGAAATGTGTAAATCAGGTACTTTAGCTCGGTTCCCCGGTGTAAGAAAATTACAGGCATTAACAGGAACCAGTAGAGATGGGCTAGTAGTTAATTGCGACAGTGCTTCTGAGTTTGCAGAAGGACCGGCTTTACCTCAATTTGCACATTGTGTAAGAGTATGGTGTGATATTAAAGGTAATTTTAACGAACCTACTCAAGGGGATGCTAGGTTAGTTAGAAACCAGAACATACGTTTTGATAATAATACAATGTCGTCTTGGGGTATTAATGCTCATACAATGAGAACGGCGGGGTATGAAACTGGTTTTGTACATATGCATGAGCTTCCTTATACTTCTACTAGTATCACTAATACTAGAGAGCTATTGGACTCGCAGCAAGGTTTGTTTATTATCTGGGGATGTAAAACAGGAGGTGAAATATGGGCCAGAGGTAAGGAATTCCCGGCCGCACCCCAGTGGACTAGTCATCGAAAGAAAACACAAAACACAAATAACCTACAAATTGAGGGTAATACATTTAATGCAAAGGGTTGGGGATTACAACGACATATTACCAGCTGTATTCTCCAACAATACGGCCCTCATATCATTGGAATGACTATGAATAGAGACGATTGGCAAATTAATACATCCTATAGGCAGTCTACACACTATGTTGCTATAGGTAACTCTCTTATCTATCACAATACTACGTTGGGTTATAAGTGTTATTATGGCAATGACGCGGTTGATGGTTATTACTCGGGTAACGAAGTTGTACTGTCAATTGGCGCTGGTAAAACTGTTTATCTAAACACCTTCGGACAGGTAAACTCTGCAAATCCTCAAGATGGTGGGTATGCTGCTCAGGCTGTTGGATGGGCGTACACCAGAGGAGGAGACGGCAGTACTTCGTATAACGGATACTACGGTTCTTATACAGGAGCGAAGGATTATTATCATCACAATTGGTGTGGAAGCAATAATGTAGTAACAACAGAAGCATATCTCAGTTATCACTCAGAAAATGCGTATTACCACGCTCACGATAAGCAGGTTCCAATAGATTAGAAAGTGAATTCATACAATGAACGAAACAAAACTAAACAAACTAAACGAGTTTCTGTTAGACTCTTTATTAGCAGATCTCAACGACCCCCAGAAATGCACGCCCGGATTATACCAAGTAATCCGTGGTTATTTAAATGATAACATTGGATTACTAGACACTATTCCTAAAGAAACTTTAGATTCTTTAGAGTATAAATTAGCGGACAGTATTCCCTTTAAGAAGGAGGCCTCATAGTGGCTGCAAATAAACGATATGCAAACGAATCGAAGAAGGCCTTTAACGATAGAAAGGCTAAAAAGGGAGCAGCACGTAAGGCTGCTAATAAAAGAGCAAAGAAAAAATATAAGTAAACCTGAAAGGTGGTGATCATTATGGCTAAAGGAAAAGGAAGCGGCGGAGCTGGAGTAGGCGGTAAGTATAATGGTAAGAAGAAGGGTTCTGGCTCCGGAGGAGGAGGCTCTCGTGGTGGAGGCGGCGCTAAGATTTCTCGTCGTAAGATGAGTGGTCACAGCTGCCCTCCTTCCCATGCAAGCAGAAGTGGCGGAGGTAGTGGCGGTGCTACTACAAAGCCGGGTAAGAAGGTAGTAAAGCCAAAGACTAGGCGACCCAAATGAGTTATCGCAACCAACAAACTTACACAAACAACGATAATCTGAGGCCTGCAAATAGACAAGAGCAGTTTAGTAAACAACAGTTTAATCAAAGCTATCTTAGTCAGGTTCCTAGACCTATGCAATACAGCACTACGCAGCCCAATAATTTAAACCCAACAAGAATAGGAGTAAGTAACAATGGCTTACAGCGTTAATAGAATGGGGATGGGAGGCCGTCGGTTTCCGTGGATGAGACCCAGAGGTGGAGTAGCAAATCGTAGAAGAACCCCAACCCATCAAGCTTGGAAAACCAGAACAGGTGCTCGGATGGGTCCACGGAGGGCTGCTAAAATAGCTGCTCGTAGAGATGCTAAAAGAGCCACTGGCCTTGTTGCTAGAAATGCCCGTGCATTCGCTGCATCGAAGGGGCAAAGAACTGGTTCGCGAGTTATGCGGCACTTTGGTCCGAATAAAAGTGCTCCTGTAAGTACCATGAAACACTGGGGAAACAGGAAATATACAAACCCCCGTGTAAAATCAGGCATCCGCCGACCCGGTGAAACAAACTATTACTGGTTAAAGACCAGAAGATAGGGGCTCTGGATTAATTTAGTTACGTAAGGGGGAATTAAATGGAGGATGTTAATCAGGTTTTTCATATGATAGAAACTTTAGGATTCCCTATTTTTATGAGCGGGTTATTGGTAGGGGTTCTATATCTAATGCTTCGTTGGATGATGAATGTTCTCTTGCACAAAATACAAGCGTTGTGGGATATGGTTGTTAAATTAATTGATAGAGTACGAGCTTTAGATAACAGTTTGGTTAGATTAGAAACTATGATACGCCTTATGAAGGAGATCGATCCAGACTGGGAAAGACTTGGTAAACTAGATCCTGAAGATAGGAGAAAAGATTAGTATGAATATACCCCAAGAAATGGTTGATGATTTTCGTAATCATCTATGGGCTTGTTTCAAGTACCTTGGTTTGGGGGAACCAACTGCTGCTCAATATGCAATGGCAGAAGCTCTTCAGGACGGTCCTACAGATATGCAGCTACAGGCTGGACGAGGTTTTGGTAAGTCTGTTATTACAGCCTGCCTTGCTTCATGGTTTTTACTTAAGGATCCGAATACAACTATCATGGTTGTTTCGGCTACAGGCAACAAAGCAACAGAGTTTATCTCCATGACTAGAAAAATCCTTGACTTAGTACCTTATTGTGAGCACCTCCGACCGGGAGATCACACAACAGATAATGCCTTTGCATTTAATGTCGAAGCTAGGACTAAAATAGGTCAGGATAAATCTTGCTATGCCCGAGGCATTACTTCACAGATAACTGGGTCGCACGCTGATTATGTAATAGGTGATGATATAGAGATTGAAGGTAACTGCGAAACTGCAAATGCTAGGGATAAGCTTATGAGCAAAGTTGCAGAGTTTGAACAGATACGAAACGTTGGTGGTCGTGTTATCTTTTTAGGTACACCACAAATTAAAGACTCTATTTACAACCAACTAAAGTCGGGTTATAAAGTAACAAAGTTTCCCGCAGTAATACCAGACAAAACTGTTGCTTCTGAATGTGAGGATGTAAATGAGTGGGTGTTACAATTAACGGGAGAGCCGGGAGAGCCTACACAACCAGAAAGATTTCCAATGGAAGTTTTAATGGAACGTATGGCTAAGATTGGTCCTAAACTATTTGCACTTCACTATAAACTGGATACTTCCCTTGCTGACTTTGAAAAGTTCCCATTAAGATTGTCAGATTTAATTGTCATGGATATTCATCCAGACATATGTCCCGAGAAAATTGTTTGGGCACAGTCACAACCTATGAAAGGTATTCCTTTGTTTGGATTATCTGGGGATTTAATCTATAATCCTATGTGGATATCTGAAGAGTATACTCCTTACAAGGGTAGGGTGATGTACATAGATCCATCGGGGCGAGGTGAAGATGAAACGGCTGTCTGTATTGCCTCTTTCGCTAATGGGTATGTTTTTATTCATGAATTGATTGGATATCCCGGCGGCTATGAAAAGGGTGTGCTAAAAAAGATTGCTAGAATGGCACGGGAATACGATGTAAACCATATAAGAGTTGAAAGTAACTTCGGTGATGCTATGTATTGCCAGCTTTTAGCTCCTGTTGTATATGATATGTGTGGTAAAGTATTGATAGAAGACTATAGAGTAAGCGGACGCAAGGAAGCAAGGATGATCGAAGCCTTGGAACCTGTAATGTCTTCGCATAGGTTAGTTTTTGATCGTCGAGCTATATCGCAAGAACAAACTCAGAAGCAAATTACCAGATTATTTGATAAACGAGGAGCCCTGCCTCACGATGACCGTGTAGATGTACTGTCTGCCGCTGTAAGTCATTGGGAAGACCTTCTTTCTACAGATGTAGATCAAGTTATAGCCAGTAACAGGGAAGCAGAAAGACAAGAATTAGTTAAAACATGGTTACAAGACGACCGAAGGATGGGACTCTGGTCCAACATGACCTCGGGAGCTTGTGTAAATATATCAAACCACAAACCACCAGACCCGCATAAGTCAAAGTGGGGTGTAAAGAAGTCTAGCAAGAGGCATTGGGGCTGAGAGGCCCTAGGATCCCTTGTAAGGGCGTTGTATTTTTAGTATAGTAGGGTACTTGTAAACCCTTAGAGTGGCTCAGACGGGCTGTAAGGAGGCTTAAATGCCAGCATTATGGTTAGGTTTAGGAATGGGAGCTTTGCAGGGAGGTATGGCCTTATTTGGTGGGTCAAACGAAGCAGAAGCAAATGCAGCAGCAGCCTTTCAACAAGCCGAAGCAGCAAACCACGAAGCGTGGAAGAATAAACGACAGTGGGAGCACGGCGAATTCTTAAGCAAAATGCAGAATCAGATCAAGAATAGAGAAACTTCTAAGGTAAATGCTCAGAGGTGGATGAAGAATCAAAAGATTGCTGAGGCAGCAAACCAAAATAGAGCCGAAGAAGAGTTCTGGATTCGTTGGAATTTCGATAACGATGCAGAACGTATCTCTAAAAAGCATCAACAGGTAAATAATGAGTTGGTAAAATCTCTCGATAAAAGAAATATAAACATGAGAAGCGGTAACGCAAGAGCTTTACTTAGAGCGACGTTGGATACGAGTACGGATCAGATGGCTCAACGTAGGGTGTCAGCTAAGAATCAATTACGAAGTGCTGAAAGAAAACAACTTGCCGCACTCTCTCAAAGAGATTTTGGATACAATTCACATACCGTACATATCCCCGGACTGTATCTTGCCGGTGCTCCAGTAGATGCCCAAGCTGCTTATGATAGTGCTTACTCTACTGGAATGACTAGTGCTTTAGTTAGTGGAATAAGTGGAGCTGCTCAAGGTGCGTTTCAGGGTGTACAAATGGGTCATTCATTAAAAAAAATGTATCCCGAAACATTTAAATAGAAAGGAGTATTATGAGCTATCAACCACCAGACTTAAGTCTATTACGTGAAATTGTAGGCAGTCAAAATGCTCCTATCGAAGTTAGAGGAGACCCTAAGGATGCTGTCGGAGAGGGTGCTATTACTCTTTCTGAATTATGGTTAGAGGAAAATAAACACCTTACTCCAGTCGCAAAGTACAGTAGATGGAAAACAGAAGTAAGAGCAGGCGCAAGAGTTACTCCTAATAATAAAGATTATATGTGGGAAACAGAAGCTAAGCTTCATCCAAAGGGAGCTAAGTTTGCTACTGAAGATAAACTAAATATAATTAGGGAAAGACTGACGGGATTAGACGATACCCAAAAAGAAAACTACTTACAAGACATAGCTAGAGAAGCACCTCCCCCTATTCTGAATGCTTTGCTTTTAGATAAAACCATACTAAGTTCTAGGTCAGCATCTAAAACACAAGAAAGAAGTAGGTTAGCAAACATTCATTCGTTTGATAAGAAGGCTAGGGAATTAGGACAGCAGATTTTTGCTGGGAATTCTTCGGGACTTAATCCAGAAGTATCTATTAACTCGCATGCAGAAGACTTTGTTAAGGCGTGGAGTTTTAATAGAGATGATGTTTTTGTAGATGGCGATGGTAGAATTGCTGTAACTTCTGAAGAGGGAGAAATAGTTCCGGTATGGTCTTTGGAAGACTCCGCTCTTACTTGGGAAGAACAGGCGATAAATTACCATGATCTTACCCCGGTTGCAAAACGAGGTCTTAAACCTATGTTAAACTATAGTCGTCAAAACGCAAGACTTATAGATCGAACAGCTACTTTAGAATTAGGTAAGAGTGTTGAGATGCAGCCAAGAGAATTTCAATCAAGTATTATTGTAGATGCTGCTTTGTTAGCCGAAGATCCTATGAACTACACCAAGGAGGCAGTCTACAAAACAGTCAATGCTAGTATTGAGAGAGGTGAGAAAAGATCTTTGCGAGATGTCACTAGAGACTTTACTTCTAGATGGGAAGATATAAGAAAAACAACTGCCGACCGAGCCGGAGGCAATTGATGTTAAATAAAAGGAGCCTATGAATGTCCAGTGGAATGAGTTTCCCTACAAACATATCGGTTAATACCCCTAACACCATGATCCAAGAAGGTGGGATTTCTGCTGGGGCTATGTCGATACAGAGTTTAAATACTACAGCCATAATGCAGATGTATGAGAATACTGCTGATATGTGGAGAAACATTACCCGCTTTGGTCAGGAGATGCTTGATCTTTCCCATAAATGGGTTATGTGGGAGTATAAAATGCATAGGCAAGAAGAAGAAGATAAACTTCGCGGATTAGGTAATTGGGCCTCGCAACCGGGTTCTAGAGAAAAGTTAGTAGAAGAGGTTATAGAAGAAGCTGATAAAAGGCTAAGGGCCTCAGGAAGACAAGAACCACCAGTAGACGATGGTACTGAAATAAGTAGTCACCAATCTAGAGAAGATGATTCATCAGAGGGCTCATGGTCTATAGATAAGGGAGGCATATGGCGTTCAGATAAAAATCTGTGGAAAGATGGTGTAAGAAACCCGAACGCAGATTATCGAGGCGGGGCAACAAGTCCTAAACCTGATTGGGTAAAAACCGAAGAGGTTATGGAAGAACATCAGGAGTATGACGTAGATCCCGATCTTGAGCGGCACGACTACGATATGGAAATGCAGATAGGAGGTAGGTGATGACTAGTAATTCTGATTTCTGGGAAATAGCTGAAAGAGTTTCTCAACCTGCTATCGATCAAAGACTACAAGAAGGGATGAGTGGGATTGCTAAAAACTCAGAGCTTCTTAAAAGAGTAAAAGAAAGCGAAACAGTACAGGCAATTGATCAGAGTATAAAAGACGCTGGTTCTGCTGTAGTAGGAGCATTTGAGACAGGTCTTCCAGATCCTGAAATAGATTATACCTTAGATATAAAAACAAAGATGAGTAAAATTGTTGATAGACCCGGAGGTATTTTATGGAGGGCCAAGCAAAATCGATTACAAAGAGAGGCAGAAGCTAAGAAACAAGCCCAAGAACAAGACCGACAAGAGGAGCTTACTCAATCTACCTTGATGGGTAGGGAAGGTAAAAAGCTAGCACAAGAAAGAGAAAAACAAGAGCCACTAAATAAAAAAATAGCAGAGTATCAAAGGATCGTAGAGAACTCTATATCTCCTCACCGTAGAGAATGGGCAAGAGGGAAAATAGAAGAACTAACTTCAGAGGTCAAAGGTTTTGTTGGGCCTCCTCAGACTATTGTGCTTAGTGCAGACCTAGATCCTGATAAACAAAACTATCAGGCAGGATTTCCAGACCATTGGAGAGAAGAAGGGCTATTAGGCCTTGTAACAAATCCAAGCATGTGGGATGTTATAGGTGAATCCTATGATAAGTTTATGGTGTGGGCTAGCAATAAAAAGGCAGCCGTAGAAACAAAGGCAGGAGAAGCTGCTTTCAATGAACTTGTTTCTAGAGTAGGCGAAATAGGGAAACAGTTTAAGGGAATGTTTGAATTCAATATCGAGAGTCCCTCCTTTTTAGAAGCTGTAGCAGAATCTTTCCCTGCACCTGTAGTCGATCTTGTTTCTGTAATTATGGAGCGCGGTCCTGAAAATCCAGAAGAAGAAGACCTTATGAATCTTATTATGAATTGGGGTCAGATAGAGCATGACGGCGTTAGTCCAGAACTTATGGAAAATACCAGAAGAGAAGCACAGATTAGAACACAGAATGTATCTCGTTCTAATGCACGAAGAAAGATTGACGAATGGAAGGGATCTTTCCAGACCAGAACCATCCTGAATGAAGATGGGAGTATAGACAGAAGAGCACTTAGAAATGCGTCTATGGATTTACTGAAAGGTTTTGTAGATGTTTTACAGGAAGATCAGCTTGAAGATGGATTTGCCCCACTTTTGGAGTGGGCTTTTAGTAATACCGAAGAATGGGTAAACCAATATGGAAGAGCTTTGGCAAACATAGATCCGGAATTAGCTGAAAATGCGATAGTAGAAATAATAGCAAGACAGTTTGCTGAAAGTGTTGAAGGATCCTTCAATGAGCAAGTTGAACGCAGGAATGGATTAATCAGCGCAGAAGCACAACCGGCTCCTGATATTTACAGAGTAATGGAAACGATGTTTAATGAAATCTATGGGGGGACTTACGAAGGAGAGTTAGTACAAACTCCATTCGATGATACAACTATACCCTATAAACCAAATGGATGGGAATTGTTATCCGAAGAGGCTCAATCTTCTATTACAGCTCAAGTTATAAGAGAGAAGGCCCCACAGCCAGCTCTCCCTATGTGGGGATTAAAGGGTCTACAGGCTAGAGATCTTCAAAGGGAAGGGTTAGATAAGTTATTAGATGCTTATGACAGACGAAGACAAATAGCTGGAACAGGTGTGGAAAGAATAACGAATGAGTACTTCCTAACAGACCAAACTAAAAATGTAGTTGATCAAGCTTTGGCTGAACTAAAGTCAGGAGAGCTTTCTCCAGAAACGGATTATCAATACATAGCATTAGTATTAAATAAAATGGGGTTAGCAAATATAGATACTACCGTTCCTTTTGGTGCAGGAGATGTGGAAGGATATATTACCGCCCTCACTAAGGCACAAAGCGTTCTTGATAAAGAGTTTAGTATACTGGAAGATACCTACTATAATTTAGTCGACCCTAGATTTATGTACAATAAATTAATGATGGATGCTATGGGTGACAAGTTAAGAATGAAGTTTAATAATATTGAAGAGGTTAATGCTTTAGTCTACGATGTTATAAAAAACCCAGATAACTATGATCGAGGTTCGAGAATGGGGATCCTTACAACTTATAACCTAGCCAATAATCTTTTTTCAGATCTCGAAACAGAAGAGGAAGAAGACACGAAATGGAGAATAGAATTAGGGGACTTAAGAACCAGTGCTTTAGGTACTAAGGGTAACTTAACAAAACTAGGTAGGACTCCAATGGGTGTTTTGTTTGATTCAAGTGCTGAGTTAAGAAGAGCGGTAATGGATGACGAACATCCGGTAGCTGTACAAATGCAAGAAGAAGCGTTTATGTATTTTGAAGAAAAGTTTGCTGAAAATTACGCAGGCATAATGGAAGCAACCGATCCCGAGTGGACTCCTGAGAAAAACGGGATGCCTACTTTCAGGCAGGTATTAGGTCCAAATTTTGTTATTGGAGGTACTGTAAACTGGCAGGGAATGCCTCAACATACAAGAGCTGCATTAGCTTCTACTTTTATAAAATCACACGTAGATACAAGTCCAGATAAAATGTCTTCTGCTCTTAAGGGATTGCAAGCTCATATGATAAAAAACATAGGCAGGGTACAAAGCGGAGACGAGTTAGTAAACATGCCAAAAGAAGACCAAGTAGAAGCTTTTGCTACGTTTAATATGGCACATTGGTTACTGCAAGATACAAAACGATTTGGTTTAAATACTAAATCTAGAGCACTTATTAAAGAACTTCTCGTAGGAGAAGGACCAAACAAGCACCAAAAATTCTTAGCTATGAAAGCTTGGTCTACTGTTGCAAGTAAGTTAGCTGGTCCAGATACATTAGTAGAACTTATAGATGTCGGTGCATTAATGGCAGCAGAAGATCCTGCTGAAATGCAGCTTATACTAAACGATAGATTAAACCTTCCAAAAAGAACTGCAAATATTTTATATAATTATATCGGCAAAACTTACACTGCTCCAGAGGAGACCGCAAATCTTGCATCAGGCGCGAATTCTTTCTATAACGTAAATAGAAAAACTTTAGACATCACGAAATGGGATGATGAATTAAAAAGATGTAATCTTGCAATTCCTTCGGAAGATGATGATAATGCAGAAGAAGATATTAGAAATATGTATTATGAGTTAAAGGCTATATGTAGACTTCCTGAAGACGTTGCTAAGGAGATTGAAGAAACCACTTGGATGTGGATAAGTGTTGACCCCGGATATAATGAATATAAAGAGGGGATTAGGAAAATCATCTATCAGCAAACAGAAAATGCAGCAACTCGTAGATTACTAGGAACCCTTAACTCTGCTTGGGTTACTTCAATGCCGCCAAGTATGAAATTAAGTCCTGTTGAGTTATTTGAGTTAGCTGATGTGCATACTACCAATGAGGGATATGTCCCAACAAACAAAGGACATTACATTACAGCTGGAAGAAACGGAGACCAAGACGGCTTAATTGACGCAATGGAGAGGTCTGATACTATTCCGCGTCCCGCTACTATTACTCCAAAACAGTGGGAAGATACAGACCCCTCAGAAAGACTAACCATGTCTTTTAATAATTTTGCAGGAAATACAGATCCTACCAAAAGACCAATACATTGGGAAAAGTCTTTAGGTCAGGCGAATGAAGCAATGTGGAGAGCGACTTTTCCTGATGAAGAGTATACTTACTCAGAAGCTAGGAATTCAGAATTTGCATCTATCCGAAATAAAGCAATTGCTTTTGAAAAGAATGTAGCAAAAGACAGCGGGTATACGATAATGGATAATTCGTGGATGAAATCCCCTCAAGTAAGGGCTACTTTAAAAACTAATTTTAATCCCACTCAGTTAAAGCATATTCAAGCGGC